GATACGAAACAGGATCTGCGCAAACGCCGGGTGAAAGCCCAACAGCATAAACATTGGCACGAAGATCGGCGCCAGAATCGACCAGATGGCCGAGCCGCTGGCGATAAACATACACAGAAAAGCCGACTGCAGCGCAAGGCCGACAAACGCCGGAACACCGTTCATGCCTGAACTCTCCAGCAGGTCCGTCAGACCGACGGCCATAAACTTGCCCATGTTGCTCCAGTTGAACATGGTAGATATAAGTAATTTTAACAACAAGTTAAGTGTTTGAGGGGTTCTATTGGGGTGCTTTGGTATGCAAAAATAAAACCGGATGCTACGTAATGGGCGGCATCCGGAATTATTGTAACAGTATCACTTACTGTCGCCTTTCATCTGCTCCAGTAAGTCACGCCCTTTCTTCAACTGCGCATCGATGTGATTCGCAAGGTCTTGAATATGGATCATACGTGGTGCCTTCTGACTCTCTGCCGCCCGGAAGGTCGGAATGGGTATCTCGCCCATAGCCGCGCGTTTTTCTGCGGTTGCCGGTTTCAGCCCAAAATACTTTTCGCACACCTGGCTGAGCGGAACCGTAGCCGAGCCGTATTCGGCCATTAATAAAAACATTGTGTTCATCTTCACTCCCTCCAGCTTTCAGGCCGCGATAGTGGCACCACGTCTCATACATGCGCTCAACCACTTCCCGGCGGTAGTATCTGTGACTGTTTCGCGGTTAATGATGGCAATTTCTGCGCTCATGCTGCACCTGCCTTTTTAATTGGCCACGGGGCGTACTCACCCTGAGGAAGTTCATCGGTCACATCGTGGGATGCCCATGCAAAAAACTTTTCAATTGTTGTCTTTGGGAAATGCCGTCCAAAACAAACTGATGGGCTGTCATACTGGACGTGCGTCCCATTGAACCAGAGCACAGTACGGTCGTTAACCAGTGGCTGTATGACAGTGCCAGCTGCGCGCGGCCGCTTTGCCCGGTAGGTGCGTCCGACCTTTATTTCGAGTAAGTCGCTCATGCTGTACCGCCTTCAACGCGTTTGAACTCAATAACCCAAACCCAACTGTTAGCCTTCCAGCTTTCCTCGCCGTAGATGGATGACCACAGCCAAGAATAAACCTCTTTAGCGCTATGGCTTGCTCCTCCGAAATACTGGTCACCTGGGCTTATGCAGTAGCGACCAGATGCTGGTAGTTGACAAATACCCTCGCGGACAGCATCGCCTGAGCTGATGTCTTGCAGGCGCTGCACACCAACATTGGTGATTTCCAGCAGAATGCGGCTGGCCCAGCGCGGCATGTGGATAGAAGGAACCCATTTGTAACCGCGAATATCAGCATCTGATTTAGCTAGTCGATCAGTGGCGGCGTAACGCAAATCTTGGCAATGCCCCTCCTGAGGCTTCACCTGCTCGTAACTACCAGGCTCAAGCGCTGCGAACGTCTCTCTAACCCAGATGCGGTCGCCTGACTTGCCATGAGGGCAGATAATCGAGACCATCTGGCCATTACCCAAAATTACAGGGTGAATAACGCCACGAAGAGATTCAGCTTTCTGCTGAATTTGTTCTTCTGTCAGACCCTGATAATGATTGGCCGCGAGGGAAGCGGCCCAGTCATAGGTTGTGGCTAGGCACGCTATATCGAGATTCAGCTTTACTTCGCGCCGCGTCTGCGTCTTCCGGCCGTCGAGGATGGCCCGCACCATCTCAGCGTTAAAAATCATTCCGCGCTCTTTCATGCTTTACGCTCCGCCAGGATGTCAGCCTTCTGCGCATCGTTAAGAATGTCATCTGACACGATGGCTGCGCGTTCACCTCCGATCCAAGATATTGGCCCGCTTTCTTTGATGGCCTTATTCAGCGCTTCAGCTGCATCACGTATTGCCTGTGGGAGGCAGTAGTAATCATCACCTTCCGGCATAATTTCTTCGCAATGCTGCTCCAGGTCGAATTCTGGAGGGTGGTTTGGTTCGCAGATGAGTAATTGCAGCTCGCTCGGAAATACTGAGTTTTCCCAGCAGTAATCAACCAGCGATTCCACGTCAAAAAAATAGGTGTCGTCGTCGAAGATAACGAGGGGCTCGCCAGCCCACACGGCGCGCTCAAGTGCAGCGAACTTGGCCTGACGACTTTCTCTGTGGCACTCTTCGCAATAGCTATGAGTTCTATGAATAGGGTGATCGTCGGGTTTATTTTTGCACTTACGGTGCGTCGCACCACTCCAGCGAGCCATATGTTCGTCATCACCCCAAAAATGACCGTCACGCGAAACCCAACCGGTTTGGGTCTGGATGCTGGCCGCTTCATCACTGTCCATCATCACGATTTTTTCAGTTTGCTTAGTCATTCCAGGCCTCCAGTTCGTTCTCGATCTCGTCGTCGATTTCGTCGTTGGTAGCTTCTTCGTCCAGGTAGTCACGCGCTTCTTTCAGGTACTGCTCATGGCGCTCCCGATACCAGGCCGAAAATTCTGGCGTCCAGCCGTTTGGCTCACCGTCATAGTCAACCTTGGCGTTACGTTCAGCCATGCTCTCAACCATGCTATAAGCGGTGGTAAGCGCCGCTTCGCGGATATACCCGCGCAGGTCGCTTTTGCGCCAGTAGGGGGTAACTTTTGAATCGCAGATGGGTTTAAACGTCACCTGCCAGCGGCGGATACAACGCGCGTTTAATGATTTGCTCATCGTGATGCCTCCACTTTAAGCGCTTTATACGCACGTAATACGTGAGTGGTTTTACCGGTAATAACCGTTTTTAAAATAAAGAAACCGCTACGTTTAGCGCGAACGGAAGGGGCAAGGAATAATACCGTATCAACGGCGCGGTTATGAAGACGGAATTCAAAAACCGTGCTGGTAATCGTGGCGCTAGCAATTACACCTTTATCGTTAAATTCTATATTCATGATTGTGCTTTCCTGTCTTTAAGTTGGTTGTATTTTTCATGGCTCATAACTTCCCAGCAGGTCCCGTTATTGCGGGATAATAAGCGCCATTTTCTTCCAATCTTTAAACTTAAATTTCCGCATTTGATGCGGCATGGCTTTATGTTCCCTTTGCTATACAAGCTGAGGATTTGCGATGCCTTTTCGTTTACATGCGATGGAATACGGTTGGATGTGATTATCATCCTCCACCTACCAGCGCTTGTGGGCCAGGTGTCCAGGGCGTGACGGCAAGGTTTTACGAAACGAGGAAGCAGAAGCGGAGAGGGCGATTTTCTGCTTTTCTTTCTCATTGCATACCGGGCAGAAATAAAAGTCTCTCCGATAAGCACCCTTGCCAGAGGGGCGGTATTGCAGCTCATCGCGAGAAAAAGAACCGCCGCAACCATGGCAGTGCAACTTTAATTCTTCCATTTACATATCTCCGGTTGAATTTAATGTGTGTTCATGCCTGCCAGTAAAGGCATTAAATAAAAGGTGATGATATTAGTAAGAAACTTCTGTATTTATTTTGTAACGTGCATTGCCAGTGTCTACGTTAACAGAAACCAAATCGCCATACATGTCATAATTCAAAATAACATCATTGAATTTCAGAGCTGAGAGAGAGTCTTCGCGACCGCAAAACATAAAATCTTCTGCATGCTTTGCTTTCTCGAAAATATCTTTCATAGATGAAAATGCTTCGGCCCACATTTCACCATTGCCAATAAATTGCGCAATAGCCAGCTTGCTTTGTGCCGCTTTAAAAGCTGGGTTGCCATGCAGCAAATTAGCCATAGAACACCCCTTTGATATACATAAATTCGACAGCCACGCCTGCCCAGAAAACCAATCCGATGGCCAGCGCGATAACCAGGGAACGAATGCCGTTTCTGCTCATTTGTTACTCCAGAATGGGAAGCTGATAACGACAACAGCAACCAAAAACACGGCAACCTTTAAACAGAACCGGTGCCACGCAGGTACTTCATGTTCGCGGATCATTTGCCACTCCTTACTGTCATGTGAAGTTAAGTACCAACAGACCTTGCAATGCAGTGCCGGGTGCCTCCCGGTGATACCAGCCAGTTAACAACTGGTATCGGCAGCTTTCTTTCCACCCCACTTCGGGAAACAAGTGGTACTGCTTTAACTGAACCGCGTGCGCATAGCCGCATTCACTGCATTGCAAGGTCTGTTAATTTGCCTGTCTTTTCACCACTTCAGGCTCGGTGGTATGCTGGAGTTCTCACACAGCCAGCAAGGAAAACTAATGAATCAGTTTTATGTTCACGTTCGACTTTTCGAAGCCACAGCCGAACAGACCAAAAAATTTGAAGAATTCATGCTTAACTTTCTGTACCAGAAGACAATCAAAGACTCTGACGATAGCTACTGCAGACTTCCTCCGGAAGGGTACATCCTCAACAGCACAATGAACTGCCAACAAATCGTTGATCAAACATTTGCAATTGCTAACAGTGCTGGTGTTAATGCAAATATCTTTGTCTGTAAATTTGAACAAAGTGCATCCTTGCTTCCGTCAGCTGCTTTAGTTGGTAACGATTTCGTGTATCACGATCTGACTCCTAAGCCTTTCAAGCTCGATTCTTAAACACTTAACCATCGTTTCGTGATAAACGCGGTCCACGCCGTCTCCCTTGCATGGCAGGGGAGTGATCTTGTGAGTCACTAAATTGGCTCGGGTATGGCTTTTTGCCTCGTCAGTCTTTAACGCCTGTTTTGCTAACAAAATACGGGCCTCTGTACCTACGTTTGGCTCTAACTCCTGCAAACGTTTTGAGTCTTCGAGCAGAAGGGCTATCACGTGTTTCAGTTCCTGGTTGTCCATCTCTAGCCTCATTTAGTTGACCCTTATCGCCGGGTAGCGGAACGTTTTCTTCTTGCCAGTCACTGTGCAGTGATTGGTTTGGATGGGGTAAACTTAGAATAACTTAAGTTTTCAATCAAGGGTTATTTTGTAGAAAAACTTAAATTTAAAGGCGAAGGAAAGTAACCCATTGATTAAAATGGATTACTTAAAATTTGAAGTGAGGTTACTTTTTCGAGGCGCGCTTTCTGACTTTCAGTAATTCTTCGAATCGCTGGTTGTTCATCTCTACTCGCGCTCGCAATTCATTGAGAAATCCTTCTCGATCAGAATCAGGAAGGGCATCAAAAAGCCCGAGAAGTTCTTGCTGTTCCTCCGACAACTCTTTTTCCTGGCGGGGAATAGGCTCGCCAGGGACCTGGTCATCATCACCATAAAGTAACCATGTTGGACTGCATTGCAGACCACTGCTCAAAGCAAACAGCCTTTTACCAGCTGGCTGGGTTTCATCTCTTTCCCACTGGGAGATCGTGACGTGCGAAACCTTGACCAGCTTAGCAAGAGCGGACTGGGAGAGTTTCAACTGTTTTCGTCTTTCAAGAAGGCGTGAGCCAAAGGTTTTATTTTCCATCATTTGAGAATTCTAAATTTTCTTGACTTAAGTTTCCCTACGATCAAATATCCTTAGGAAAACCTAAGGAGATGGGCCTGTGTTTAAACAAGATGCAATCAATTACTTCGGCAGCAAGTCGAAATTAGCCAAAGCTGCGGGCGTAGCCCCCGCGTCAGTTTCCGTTTGGGGGGAACTCGTTCCTGAAAAAAATGCGATGAGACTGCAACTAGCTTCTGGGGGAGTCCTGCAATACGACCCAGAAGTTTACGATCAACATGCTAAAGCAAAACGTTCTGGTGAGGTGAATCATGAAAATCAGGCATGAACGCATTCGCGAGGCCATGAATGCCTGGGCACTTTATCCAGGTGGCCGCAAAACGCCTGTATCGGCGATTGTCGACGCGTACTTCTCCCTGGGGATGACTGCACCAGAGTTGTACGACGAAAGCCACCCTGACGCACTGAGCCGCAATATCCAGAAGATTTACCGCTGGGTTGAAAGTGATTCACCTGCATCAATCGAAAAGATTGCGCAGCTTCTTCCGGCAATTGAACGGGCTATGCCGCCGTTGCTACTGGCGCGGGTGCGTAGTTATTACTCCGAAACTTTCCGCGAACTTCTTCACCGCAAACAACGGGTGGACGACGAAATGGAAGCGCTGTTCGGCGCAATGATTGCTATCTCTGACCGGATTGCTGATGGCGGTCCTTCCGGTAACACGCTGATTCACTAAGCGAGGCTAAGCCATGTGTAACCAGTCTGCTGCTGAGCTGATTGCTCGTCTGAAACGTGCTTATCCGGCGTATGAGCCGTCCGAAATGGGTAATGCCTGTGATGGTATCCCTAAGGCCGGATCTCGCTTCCAGCACAGGCATAAGAGCCACATGGTGACGGTAATTACTGCAACTGACAAAGATGTGTCCTATCGCAAAGCCTGCGGGAAAGTTGGCTGGATGGGGTTACGTGAGTTTTTACGGCTACACAATGAGGTTTTGGTATGAGCAATCAGGTCTTTGAAATTGTTCAGGCCATGTCAGGGCAGGGGAACTGCATAACGATACCCGGCCCGTATCTGGATTTCTTTGCAGGAGACAGGCAGCAGCATTTGCTGGCAGCGATTCTGAATCAGCTGGTGTTCTGGTCGGGTAAGTCGAGTCTGGATGATGGCTGGTTTTACAAGGAGCATGCGGCGCTGGCGAAAGAGGTTCACGCCAAAGACGGCGATGTTGTCCGCAAAGCGATGTTCAAAATTACGGATCAGTACCTGTCTGGCGTTATCGAAGAAGAGCTTCGCCAGGTAGGTGGAACACCCAAAAAACATTACCGGATTGACCAGGAAGCGCTTATTTCCCGGATATTCCCGTTAACACTGGATTCGGCTCAAGAGCCGAATGGGAATAAGTCATTGAAAGGCATGGAAACGGCTTATAAGCCGAATGGAATCGGCGCAAAAGCCGAATCGAAGCAAGTTACTGAAAATAATGGAAACGGCTCTCAAGCCGAATGCATTCGTCCCAAGAGCCGAATGGAAACGGCTCATGAGCCGAATCTTGGAATCGGCTCTCAAGCCGAATCCTATCTCTATACAGATCTTAAAAACAGATCATTACATACAGATCATAAAAACCACGCGGGAGAGATTTCTCCTGTGGATAACTTTTCTGAATCGACTCAGAAAACTGTCATCCTGGAAGCTACCGAAGCAAACAACCTGGCTTCCGATGACGATTTTGACCTCGCTACGTGGTTCTGGTCGACCATCATCGAGCTGTACGAACGCGCAGCAGAGTTCGACGGCACTCTGGCAAAACCGAGAGAGCCGAATTTCGTAGCCTGGGCGCAAGAAATTTGCATGCTGCGCCAGGAGCACGGCTGCAGCCATGACCAAATCCGCACCATGATTGAGCGCATTCAGCGCGATCAGTTCTGGTGCTCCCGAGTTCAATCCGTGAAAACCCTACGCAGCAAATGGCAGGAGCTGGCTCTGAAGTTATGCCCGGCAAACCTGGCAACCGGCAGCTCGTTCGGTGTGAGCAGCAAACTGGATACCGACATCCCGAAAGGTTTCCGGGGCTAACAAATTTAACCGTGAGGATATCTCTGATGGAAAAAATTACTGACGTGCTGAAAGAGCTGGAGAAGGTCACCTGCCGTGAGCTGGCTGTTTATTTCGACCTGACAGCACCTGAAATGCTGGCCCACCTGATGGTGCTGGAGCGTGAAGGCAAAGCACAAAACCTGAATGGCTACTGGATGCCTGGTGGAAGCACCGAGCCCGTAGCGGTAACCAGCAAACTCACCGCGCTGGATATCAAGCTGCTCCAGTCGGTGCCGGTTGGCGTCTGGTTCGAGTGGCAGTCCCTGGCTGGTTTTGTTGATCGCCCTCGCTACCGCTGCGAGCGTCTGGTGGCCGCCGGGTTTATGAATTCGAAGGTAACTAACCCTGGCAATCCGCACCATGGCACTAAATTCCAGAAAATCCGCGAGGTGACCCGGTGATGCGAGAGATACCTGATTGCCCGGTCTGTGGTTCAGCTGCGGAGTTCTATTTTCGGGATTACCAGGCTGGCGCCTGCTCCGGGGCCCTGAGATGCCCTTACGAACATCTCCGCGTACAGGATAGCTACTGGGCTGGTGGCAAGAGCAAATCGAAAATCCGGCTGATTGAAAAATGGTCTCAGCAGGTCGAACAGAAAAAAGGTGAAGTGAAAAATGGCTAAAAACTCGATCGACGCGTACGGCGCCAGCGGTAAAAGCAACGTCCTGTTTTTCGAACCGGAAAACCTGCACTTGGTCACCGATAAGAGCCACCCGCTTTACGATGAACGTATTCACCTGCCTATCAGCGAGGCAATGGTGTTGAACATCATGGATCAGGGTGTGCTTGAGCCGATTATCGTCTGGAAGGACCCCGAAAGCGGGCTGGCCTGTGTGGTTGATGGCCGTCAGCGCGTGCGTCATACCCTGGAGGCTAATAAGCGACTGGTTAAACAGGGTGACTCTCCATTGCTGGTTCCTGCGGTAACTAAACGTGGCTCTGCTGTTCGAATGGCTCAGGCAATGGTCAGCGCAAACGAAATCCGCCAGGCCGATACCCCGCTGGGCCGAGCAAAGAAAATGGCTGATGCGCTGGAGCGCGGACACGATGAGGACGATTTAGCGCTGATGTTTGGCTGCAGTGTTCAGACCGTTCGAGCAACGCTCTCCCTCCTCGATGCTACTCAGGCCGTCAGGGAAGCGGTGGAGGCTGGCACAGTCACCGTTACCCAGGCGCGACAGCTTGGTGCGCTCCCACCTGAAGAGCAGCGGGAAAAAGTGGCAGAAATCGAGCTGGCGACAGCTGGTACCAAAGGCCACGAAAAAGCCCGTCGGCAACGTCAGGTCCTCGGTGATGCAAAGCCTCGCCTGAAAACCCGCAAAGAAATCACAAAAGCCCTGGAATCTGCCGATGGTGAGTATGCGAGCGCACTCCGTTGGGTGCTTGGGGAGGCCAGCCATGACTGATATCACCGAACTGGCGCAGTGCCACGAATTGCTGATTGCAAACGGGCAGCAGACAGCCGACCTGCTACGCCACCTGGCAGATAACGAAATCGACTCCGACTATTTTGCCGTTGTCTCGGAATGCGAAAGCTACGGGCAAGAAACTGACGCAGAGCTATCAATCACGTAGTTTGCCCTTCGTGCCGCTGGTTACGTTGATGCGCTGGTAGAGTCACTGGAGAAGGCCCTGCAGCGTATTGCTGAGCTGGATAAAGACTGCAGAGTATACGAAAATAACGTAAAAAATCTTCTTGAACGTGCCGGTTCAGCAGAGTCCTCGTGCGCAGAGGCTGCTCGGATTCTTCAAAGTGGTGAGCGCATGGCATTAACTCGCGCCATCACCATTCTGCAGGGCCCTGGCATCTCACATTGTGACGGCGGCATTAAACCAGATGAAGTTAACCTATGACCAAATCAACCATAACCAGAGAACTCGTCCACTGGCTTCACGATGCTGCAACCGAGTTCGCTTCCACCAAACTGAAAATGACTATGAAGCCTGATGAGGTACTGGCGCTGACTGGCGCTCTATTGGCCTCAATGGATACCGAGCCGGTGGGGTGGACTGACGAGGCCGAGCTGCGTGACGTTGAAAAAGATGGTTGTGGCTATCTGTTCAAGGCCAACCCTATCTCTCCGCACGCTGATCCTCGCCGCGTAATTAAGCTATATCGACACGCGCAGCCAGCGCCTGAAGAAGCCACTCCGGACAGTATCGAAATTCTTGCCAGTGGCAGGTGTCGTGACCACGTAGTATACCAGTGGGATGAAGACCAACGAAATGCGGCCGCTGATTCTTGGAACGCCTGCCGCGCCGCAATGCTCGCAGCCGACCCCCAGCTACCCGGCAGTGACCCCGCTCCCGTGCCGGGTAGCTGGATGCCGGTAAGCGAGCGGATGCCGCCACCTCGTTATGAGGTATTGGTCGGGCGTTGGTGGGGAGAGAAGCCGCAGTGGTGTTGCAAATGGGCTACGTATATCCCTGGCCACCCTGATGCGCAGAGTAGCGGCTGGTTGATCCCCGGCGCGTGGACGCCAACTCACTGGATGCCGCTGCCGGCAGCGCCGCAGGAGGTGAAGTGATGGGTAAGTTAACTTTCGTCGTTGAGTTTGAAAATTATAAAGAAACCACCGCGGCTGCGAATCATTAAATCTGAAGGTGGTAACAGCGATGTTGATGGTATAGCTTATTGTGAAAATCAACCAATGAACAGGATCTTGAGATATGGGTAAAGTGGCACATGAAAATAAAAATACAGATGAACAGGTTGAAGCACAAGATCAAAGACCTGTATGCGGAATTATAATGCCTATTGCAGATACCGATGGCTATCCAAAAGGGCATTGGCAGGATGTATATGCTATTCTGTCTGAGGCTGCGAATGCAGCTGGTTTTAAACCTAATTTAGTCAGTTTTGATTCTGATGTGGGGGTAATTCAGAAACGTATAGTACAGAATATCTACTCAAATCCTATTATCATTTGTGATATTAGTAGCCGTAATCCAAATGTAATGTTAGAATTAGGTATGAGACTTGCATTTGATAAGCCAGTAATTATCGTAAAAGATATAAAAACAGATATTAGTTTCGATATCTCACCTATTGAGCATCTTAGGTATCCTGATGACCTAAGATACAAAATAATAAATGAGTTCAAGTCAACTTTGAGCTATAAATTGGTAGAAACACATAAAAAATCTATAAGCAACCCCGATTACACTACTTTTTTAAAGCATTACGGGACGTTTGAAGTTGTAAAGATACAGCAAAAAGAAGTTTCTGAGGCTAGGTATATTCTTTCTGAGCTTGAAGAGATAAAGAAAATAATTCGTCAAAAAGACTACAAAAGTGAATCTCATAGACGCTTATCATCTGTGATGGATTACGGTACTTTTATATATCCTTTGAATGATGCTAACAGACACAAAATAGAAAACCTTACATGGCTTAAAACTTTAGAAAAAGACTCTGATTTTATTATAACATCTCTAGAGATAAAGGATGATACTTTGGTTTTAGTGGTCACTTCGAACCTAGATGAGGGACCTAAAAATTATGATATCATCCTTGAGGCTTTAAATGAAAAATAATACATTTTTAAAATAAAATGACTAGCCTATTTTTACTCACCTGAGCCGGTTTTTGTGCCTTCTTTGTTGAGAGCTAATCAGGCTGAGATATGCCAGACATGAGTTGCTGCTTAAGCTATAATCCCCTCAATTCCAGAGGGGATTTTTTATGTCAAACGAAGAAATGACTCCAGCCGAAAAATACAAAGCATCAAGGAAGCGGTATAAAAAACGATGGCTTGAGTCGGATATTGCCAACGCAAGGCGCTTTGGTGAGAAAGAGGTCGCTTCTGTTGACGGGTACAGGTCGCCCTATGACATGCGGAAGAAAAGAGGGAGAACAGCAGATTGACACAATCAAAATAGAACATTGCAGCCAAATCGAAAGACGAGCAGGACAAGGTCAATGTTGACCTCGCTGCTTCCGGCATCGCCTACAAAGAGCGCCTGAACATGCCGGTTGTCGCTGAAGTGGTAGCCAGAGAGCAGCCTGAACATCTGCGCGAGTATTTCATGGAGCGCGTCCGCTACTACCGCGAGCAGAGCATCCAGCTCCCCCGCGCATCCGATCCGCGCTATCTGGAAATGGCCAGTCAGAACGAAAAAAATAGCCTATGCTCGTTTTGCAATTCTGGATTTAGCCCGTCATAATTACCTCGTCAGCCTGAGCAACTGACGACTAGATTCCGGCGCCAAGTGGGGACACATGGCGCACAAAGTTAAAAACACTCGGATCAAAGATTTGTATGCAATAACGTTGCTGATTTTAATAACTGTGCAAGTTGTTGTAGTGAATGCGGTATTTATCTGTGTTGGGCTTGGGTTTCTGGAGCTATCTGATGAGGTCCTGAAGATATTCGCTGGATGCTCGATGTCCCAAGTCTGCGGACTTGTTTACTGTGTTGTCAAATCTGTGTTCCGAGCTAAAAATTGAAAAGCCTTCTCTTCGGAGAGGGCTTTTTTATTGCTGATGAAAGTAAAAATCTACGCGGCTCAGGGGGCTCTCGCAGCGGTACATAATCGGACCTGTTTCCCGCGAAGTGTTAAGCTCGGTAAAGGCAAGTGGCTTTCACGCTATACAAACTCCGTCCCGCCGCCGTTCGCTGAGACATCAGTGAGGGCAAACTTGCCCGCGACATGTCGGACGCGAGCAGTTGCTTAAACTATAATCCCCCCATACCCTAGGGGCGGTGCCTAAGCGGAACACACCTACGGTGTTGCATGCAAAATGCGCATTAGTGAATTTTGGACGCAAGGAAAACAAAGTTGGTATCGTTTATGAAAAAATTATTACTTCTGGTTAGTGCTGCTCTTATATCAAACGTGGTGTTTGCTATTGATAATAAAAAAGAAATATCACCTGTGCGTATAAGTTGTCCTGCGCCAGTGATGCCAGTGAAGGCTCAGGCATTGAGAACTGAAGGGAGTGTCGATTATGCGGCGTGGGTTAATGATAAAGGCGAAGTGTACCCAGTAGACATAACGGGCGATGAGGTTTTCTTCAGGGAAACTGAGGTTGCTATTAAAAAGTGTAAGTTTGTGCCAGGCCATCCAGGGGTGTATCGGGATACAATAAAATTCAGTCTGGTAAAACCTTGAAGAGTGCATTTAACGTCAAATCTCCACCATGTGGGTAACTCCGCTGCATGCTAAAGCGCTGGTGAGAGCTAACTTACCGGAGATGAGCCTGAAAAAAGACATTGCAGCATGATAAAGCCCGCTTCGGCGGGTTTTTTAATAGTGAAAAACATCATGTTAAACAGACTCATAGCCTTTGCAAAAAGAGCCCTTAACCTCTTGACCATTTCACTCTCTCAGTATACTGTTCATTTATACAGTGTTTATGTGAGGTGCTAACCATGAAAGTTGAAGTCACAATTGATAAACATAAAAAACTCCCTGATGGCGCCGTACCTGCGCTCGAACAAGAATTGCTACGCCGCTTATCTCAGTCCTATGACGACTGCAAACTAACTATTCGACGCGCAAGTAACGATGGCCTTAGCGTTCTGGGCGGGGCTGATGGCGATAAAAAGCATGTAGAGCAAATCCTGCAGGAGACGTGGGAAAGCGCTGACGACTGGTTTTATTGAGCGCTAAGAATGTAGCGGTGATGCCGCCATTGTTAAATTTTTACGCCATCTTTAGCGCGGTTATTTCTTTAATGTTGTAGCTCGTTGGCCGTGTTCGTTGCAGGTGGAGTGTTTCCAATGAGGTATTTATGGAAATACCGGATGATTTATTTCCAGGGTTTAAAGAGCATGCCGGGCCTGTCCTTGTTTATGTTAATAACGGCGTTGTGGAAAGAGGTTTCCCGCTTCGTAAGGACGAATTTGTCACCTCGCTCAAATCCCTTGATGAGGCCCGTAAAAAAGCTGGTCTCCCCCCTGTAAGTCAGGACTAAAATTAGCTATATTATTCACGGGTCTGAACAGCCCTTCTTGTCAGTCGCTGTGCCACGGAGAAAAACCGATGGCGCAGAAGAAACACCCTCAAAAGCTTTACTCCCTGACACCGGCTATCGCTGGTGTTTCTGCTTGTCTGTCGCACCAGGGCGGTGCGATATGAGCAAATCCAAAACCAAGGCTGAAAAGCTCCACCTGAGCCGCGTAGCCGCGCTGGGCTGTGTCGTATGCCGGAACCTCAATTACGGCGAATCCCCGGCTGAAATCCATCACTGCAGCTCTGGCACTGGCTTATCCGTCCGCGCTGATAACTTCCATGTCATTCCGCTATGCCATGCCCATCACCGCACCGGTGGCTACGGCGTTGCTATTCATGCTGGCCGTAAGTCATGGGAAGAAAAGTTCGGTACTGAGGCTGAGTTACTGAGTCAGGTACTCCAGGAGTTAGGGGAGACCGTGAATGACTAATTTTTACTGTGAAGCCCTTACGGCGCTGCGTTCAGCACCTCATCACTATTTAAAAGAAGTCGGCGACCAGTGGCGGACTCCGGATCTGCTGTTCTGGGGTATTAACGCGATGTTTGGCCCGCTGATGCTTGACCTGTTCGCTGATGACAGCAACGCAAAATGCCCCGTCTGGTACACGGCAGAAGATAACGCGCTGACACAAGACTGGGCGGAAATGCTTTCCTCAATCGGTGGCGCAGCCTACGGAAACCCGCCTTACAGCCGCTCTCAGTACCACGAAAAGCAGGCCATCACTGGCATGACGCACATCATGAATTACGCCGCTGCACAACGCGAGAAGGGCGGTCGCTATGTCTTCCTGGTGAAGTCAGCCACAAGCGAAACATGGTGGCCGGAAGATGCGGATCACGTCTGCTTTATTCGTGGGCGAATTGGTTTCGATCTGCCTGAGTGGTTTAAGCCAGCCGACGACAAACAGAAGCCAACCAGTGCATTTTTCGCTGGGGCCATTGTTGTGTTTGATAAGTCATGGGTTGGCGAGCGGTTTAGTTACATCAATCGAGCGGAACTCGAAGTGAAGGGCCGCGCATTTATGTCACTGGCGCAGTTTGCCGCTGGTAAGGGAGAAATTGCATGACACCACTTCAACGCCGCAGGCAAAACACCGCTATGTCAGAGGTCGCGATCGCCACACACAAACGTTACCTTGGGCGCCCTGAGTTATTGACTGGCATCCAGTCAGCCTGGATTAAGTCGCTCCTTACAATATGGGGTGAGAGCCAGCGAGGGGAGACATACCCACGCAAGCCCACAGCGCACTCATGCTGGTGGTCAGTAAAGGGGACCAGATGGTCAGATAAAGCGTTAGAGCGCTTTACCGCGGCAATCGAGCAGGCAAGGGCAGAGGGCTTCCGTGGGCCCAATGCTCTGAAGCGTGCGCAGGTAATTCTCTGGCCGAAGCAGGAGGCGAGTTTGATAGATACCGCCATCAGTAACGATGACGCCGAATTCATGGAGAAGTGTGTACTGGATGCCTTTGAGGTTACCGACCCGATTTACATCGTCGGATTGAACTACTACACAACCAGAAAAAAAATATCGGACATAACCAGAGAGCTTCAGAAGCTGGCGCCCTGGCTGACGGCGGAACAGTCGAGAGAGCGCGTTAAATGGTGCCTCAAGATATTTCAAGGGAAGGCATTTTTAGCCGCCCGCAAAAACCTGAGAAGTTAGTTGTTTTAGCTTTTTGTGCTCTTAATTGAAATTAACATTGATTTTCACCCAGAAGTTTAGATAATTCATTCATGCTTGGCAGAGCTGCGCCGCGATGGCAGCGATGAGAAGCGACAATTTGAACATGACGAAAGCCCCGCCCTTGCGGGGTTTTTGCTTTCCGGCGATACGACAGGGGTATTCGCGAGATGCATTGCATCAGTACCCCTGTCACATCGTCGTATTGCAAACAAAACCAGAAAGCCTCGGTACTCGCCGGGGCTTTGTCGTTTCTGCAATTCGGTCAGGGCTCTTGGGTAGAGACGTGCTGCACGAAACGTTAAAGCCCTCCGCGCAGAGCCCTGAACCATATTGCTGGTTTAGCTCAGCAGGTAGAGCGCCTGCCTTGTAAGCAGGATGTCGGCGGTTCGATTCCGTCAACCAGCACCAGACCCAGCCAGGGTATTTTCGGTCATCACCGACATTGCTATTACCCTCATGCTTATTGCCTGCCTAACCGCAGGCTTTTTTATTATCAGGCCTCGCGGGAATCATCATCGATACGGCTCGTTGTTAAATCATCCTGATGGGCCTGACCCATTTCAAACACACAGCGTTCCGACCCCTCATCGGAGGCGAGAACCTATGGCAAACATGTGCAAAACAAAGAGAACATTGCCTGGGTTTCCGGGCTGGTTCTACTAATCATTACTCACTATGTTGGACTTGCCCGCTACCTTATTGCCTTTATTGCTTTTGCACAGATGGTAAGATATGGAATAATAGTTATCAGTGCTAGTGTAAATGTAAACCATGTTACCGGAGTAGAATTCCAATCAATCATATTTGATTCGATTGATATAAAAAAAAGTGGTGCCACTATACCAAGAACAACATTGAAAAATATTATACGTACCACATTTTTTATTAACCCACCCTGCTTGAGTAAGTTTTCGGAATATCTTACTTGCGCCAAGGAATTTTCAAGTTGGGGAATTAATATATCTCTAATCGCGTATAACCTTGAAGCTATTGAATCATATATTTGGCTGAATGAAGGATTCTTCATTATTTCTTGTTCATGTTTTTCCATGTCAGATATGTAACTCTGTTTGAAAGGTTCCGCTTTTTTTATGTAATCCTGTAGACCGTCCATGTCGCCATCTTTTTGAAATTGCTCTATATTTTTTTTATGTCTTGCCATGAAATTATTGTATCCAATTTCGTGTGGGTTGATTGTTTCTTTTAATTGTATTTCATAAGCTGTATTGAAGAGATGTTTCATTTGGTCGCCCCTAAATTCATAACTTGCAATGGTCATATTTATATAGTCTTTAAGGATTGCAATGTTTCTACCATTGATATTATCGAATAAGTTATAATCTTTTTCTCGAAGCTTTGGGTTGCACCATTTTTGGAAGGTGTTGTCACCTGTTATAGATGCCATTATCAATAAGTAATGGATGGTATTTTCTAAAAGAACTTTATCATTAGCACCTGAGTTTTTTGGGATAAAGTTTTGGTGGTTCAATTGTTGATGTATTTTTTCAAAAGAAATCAAACCATCAGAATCTCTGATGTCAAGTTCGGTTTTACTACAGATTTCTGGTGTAAATAAATTGCTAGAGTTGGACAGAAGTAATTCAAGATTGCTTTTTGCTTCAACTAGCTTTGGAAAAGCATAAAAGAACCAAGAAGTAATAATTGCGGCAACAATTGAAAGGATGCTTGCGTGCATTCCTGGTAGTAGATTTAATAGTGCATATGCTCCATTCATTTAATAACCTTCTTAGGATTGTCTTGTTGATAATCTTTAACTTAAGGGCTGAATCTTTTTTATGGCTTGAAAGAAAATTAAGTATGTCATTCACTGGTGATGATTTTTTCACTATATCCATTTAAAAAAAAACGATCAACACATATTAAAAATTTTTCTGTATTTTGGCTCAGCGCTGAGGGGAGGTGAGTAGCGTATGGAGAAAATGGCGACTGGTGTTGCATATGGTGCTTCAGTTGGAAATGCCGGTTACTGGGGTTTTCAATTGCTCGACAAGGTTAGCCCTTCACAATGGGCTGCTATTGGAGTTATCGGAAGTCTGGTTTTTGGGTTTCTCACTTACCTGACAAATTTGTATTTCAAAATTAAAGAAGATCGGCGTAAAGCCGCGAGGGGTGAATAACTATGGCATCCCTGAAAACAAAACTCAGCGCGGCCATGCTGGCGCTTATCGCTGCTGGTGCATCAGCTCCCGTTATCATGGATCAGTTCCTGAATGAGAAAGAGGGCAATAGCCTCACGTCATACCGCGATGGCGCGGGCATCTGGACGATATGCCGCGGAGCTACTAGGGTAGATGGAAGGCCTGTAACGCAGGGGATGAAGTTAACCCAGGCTAAATGCGATCAGGTAAATGCCGTAGAGCGCAATAAGGCGCTGGCTTGGGTTGATCAGAATGTGCGGGTTCATCTGACGCCTCCTCAAAAGGTCGGAATTGCCAGTTTCTGCCCCTATAACATCGGGCCCGGTAAATGCTTCCCTTCCACCTTCTACCGCAAGCTGAATGCCGGTGACCGAAAAGGCGCCTGCGCTGAAATTCGCAGGTGGATTTTTGATGGCGGAAAAGATTGCCGGGTGCGTTCCAACAATTGTTACGGCCAGGTCTCTCGCCGTGATCAGGAAAGTGCGCTGGCATGTTGGGGGATAGATGAATGAGCCGCACAATTGCAGTTTTTGGCGCTGCCATAATTAGCCTGATTCTTATCCTTTGGTGGGGCCTCAGTCACTTTCATGAGGCGTATCAGGCGGAAAAAACTCGCGCTGACAATGCAGAACAGCAGGTAAATACCGCTCAGGCCATCACCTCCAACGTTCTGACCACCATGACTATCTTCAACACCATCGTCGAGGCCAACAAAAATGCAAAAGAGCAGATCGCACTGGACGCATCGGGAGCCTCGGCTGATATCCGGGTTGCTGTTGCGAATAATGATTGCACTAATCGCCCTGTGCCTGCTGGCGCAGTTAAGCGGCTGCAACAATTCGCGAACGGTCTACGTCAAAGTGCCGGTGGTCCCGTTACCAGCCAGCCTGACGGCTGACACCCCGCAACCGGAAATTCCTGACAACCTGACGTGGGGACAGAGCCTCGATTTAAACGTCAGCCTGCTATCAGCGCTGGGGCAGTGCAACCGAGACAAGGCTGACATCAGGCAGGCCGACAAGCAACGAGCCAGCCAGTAGAAGGGGGGTGACCATGCGGGAAGAAGAGCGTAAGCGGCTCGATCCCATCAATCGCCTGTAGCGCCGGGGTTATGCATCCGTCACCACATTAACGAGCCTCGCAATAGCGGGGCTTTTTATTACCAGAAGCAGGAGAAGAAGCATGTTAACAGTAAAAGTGATGTCACCAGAAGGTGGCGAAGAAATCCATTGCGGCGTGAGCGTCGGTTTCAACCCCAATCAGCAGAGTATCGCAGTGTCGGGAATGGACCAGAACGTTTTCCTGAAACGGGGAGAAGTGGCGTACGTGATGAACGCAAACGGGAAGACCATTTCCCGTTACGAACACCTGGAACGAGAGTAGGCATTACAGAAGTTCTTTAGCAAAGGGCTTCGATAATGCCAAACCGAAAAATCGGGTTGAAACCTGATAAAAAACCCCGTGGAGGAAATCCCAAAACTACGGGGTGCTGAACAGCCAGCCAATGGCGGATTGTAGCCACATAGTTGGTTTATTATCTACTGGTTGAGAATAAAACTGAGAGCCTGGAAGGCTTGAGAGTGGCTCATCCATGAGCTCACGGGTAGAACGGCAGACTTTGTCATGGCAGAGCAAAGTCATAAATTAGTTTAGGTAACATTTCGGATATAACAAGCACAGCGGAGTATTCCTGCTAATGGAGCACCGCATCTTAAGCGTTACAGGAGCTATTCTACCGAGTGGCTTCGATAATGCTCCCCACATCGCACAGAGGTAACAAATGGCAGAGATCACCCCAGCAGAACAGATTCGACTGAATCTGCTTTCCACCCTGAACTACGACACCGCAGCTGCTGCTAAGGCTATTGAGTTCGTCCAGGATAGCCCGCTCAAATATCAGCTGTTCATCCAGCAATACAACCGCGTGGTAACTGAAACTGAAGTGGTGGCGCGAACTATCAAAGCGCTTCAGGAGTCGACCGAAGCGCTGGCGCTGTTTGATAGCGCCGCTGAGCAGGTCAGCTAAGGCATTACAGCAGGCATTTACTGAGTGCCTGTGATAATGCATGGCTCAATTGCGGTGCTGTTGTTTCCCCTGTTAATCTGTCCCAAACAAACCGATGGGGATAGGGACGTGAAAAAGTTACTTTTTGCAGCATTAATTGGTGTTTCAGCTTTAACAATTACTGCATGTGCGCCAACAGTCCAGAAAGTAGATTACAACCAGAGATCAATGCTTTTATCTCTTGGAATGAATAAAAACGACGTCATGCAGATCATGGGGTCGCCACGCAGGACGGATGTGAACCAGGAACGCGAACGCTGGATATACTGGAATAAGGCTCTCTATGGTTACACAATCATTGATAACGAACAATTGGCTAACGATCGACTGGTTATAACGTTCGTTAATGGTAAGGTCACCAAGTGGGGTCAGCAAACGCTGACTGATGACATAATGGAGTCATCACAAAAGAGTGCACAGGCTTATGCTGAGGCATTCAAGAAATAGACATTTCAGTCAAATGATAACCTCGCTTCGGCGGGGTTTTTTTATAACTAAAAGAGGTAATAACCGATGAGCTTTAAACATGAACTTGGTCAGGTGGTAACCGTTACTATCAGTGAAGAAGAAGGGCATATCAAAGCTCGCGCAGAATATACACATGGCCCCAATCAGTACCTTATTCATTATCGTGCAGCAGACGGGCGAGCTGTAGACGCATGGTTTGAAGAAGGGGAGCTGTCTCCATCTGCACTGTAGACGCACGCATTACAGAAGCCCTTCGCATCGTGAGGGGCTTCGATAATGCGAATGAATGTCATTATCGATAGTCAGAAGGGAATTAATAGACGTTTGGACGTCTAAATGGCTAATGAAGGCAATTCATATCGAATTTTTGAAAATGATAGTCATTATCATCTAAGGGTCCTCCCGGAGGGGGAGGCTACCACGGGGCGGCGGACTCGCGGAAAACGGCTAGTTTTCATTTTTCATAGTCATCATCATCATGTGCACAGGTTATTGATTTTCCAGATGTCGGATTTTCAATGATGTCGAATCGTATAAAAAGTGTTCACCATCATGGACCAGGAAATCGCTACTTTAAAACTCAATATCAACCAGCTTGCCGGGATTACTGGCGTACACCGCCAGACCGTCGCTACCAGGCTAAAAAATGTCAGTCCCGCCCAGGGAAGCAACAGCAAACTTAAGTTGTATCTTGTCACCGATATTCTGACAGAATTAATGATCCCGACGGTTTCCTCATCGAATCTTGAAGAGATGACACCCCCTGATCGCCTCGCTCACTGGAAAGCAGAAAACGAGCGGTTGAAATTTGAAGTAGATACCAAGCAACTTATCCCCGCCGAAGACGTCGCACGTGAATTTTCAATGATGGCGAAAGCCGTCGTCATGGTACTTGAAACACTTCCGGACATTCTTGAGCGCGACTGTGCACTTACGCCGGTTGCGGTATCACGCGTGCAAAGCGTGATTGATGACCTGCGCGATCAGGTTGCCCAAAAAGTAATGGACGCTGAACCAGAGGAGGATGAGCCAGAGGAGGACTGATGACAAAACGGGCATCTGCCAGGGGGGTACGCCGCGATGTCTCCGGTATTCTTCGTGCCCCACGTCGTATACAGGTGGCCGATGCGGTCAGCTCATATATGCGTGTGCCGATGGGGACGGGTAACTCCGTACCATGGGACCCCAATCTGGCCCCTTATATTATTGAGCCGATGAATTGTCTGGCATCCCGTGAATATGATGCGGTGGTGTTTGTCGGACCGGCCCGAACCGGGAAAACGATTGGCCTGATTGATGGCTGGATTGTCTACAACATCGTTTGTGATCCCGCTGACATGCTGGTTATTCAGGTCTCCGAAGAGAAAGCGCGTGAACATTCCAAGAAACGCCTCGATCGCACATTCCGGTGTAGTCCGGAAGTAAAATCGCGACTCAGTCCGCGTCGTAACGACAATAACGTTCACGACCGCACCTTCCGGGCCGGTAACTATCTCAAACTGGGCTGGCCGTCAGTCAACATTATGTCGTCGTCAGACTATAAAAGCGTGGCGTTGACTGACTATGACCGCTTTCCTGAAGATATCGACGGGGAAGGTGATGCATTTTCCCTGGGTTCGAAACGTACCACTACGTTTATGTCCAGCGGCATGACTCTGGTTGAGAGTTCACCTGGCCGAGATATTCGTGACACGAAATGGCGACCAAACACCGCACATGAGGCACCGCCGACTACCGGCATATTATCGTTGTTTAATCGTGGTGACCGCCGCCGCCTTTACTGGCCTTGCCCGCATTGCGGAGAATATTTTCAGCCGGAGGTTGCAAATATGACGGGCTACCGGGATTCCCTTGATCCCGTTGTGGCAAGTGAGTCTGCATATCTCCAGTGCCCGGCCTGCAAAGGCAGGATCACCGCAGATATGAAACGTGAACTGAATATCCGCCATGTCTGGTTACGCGATGGAGAAAAAATAGACCGTGATGGCAACAGATTTGGGGAGCCGCGGCGATCACGCATCGCTTCATTCTGGATGGAGGGGCCTGCGGCTGCATATCAGACATGGTCGCAGATGATATACAAATTCCTGACTGCTGAGCAGGAATATGAATCCACCCAGAGTGAAGAGACGCTGAAAACGGTAGTTAATACCGACTTTGGTCGGCCTTATCTACCCCGAGCCAGTCTCGAACAACGTAAGAGTGAGCTGCTCGAACGACGCGCTGAAGACGTGCCGAAGCGATCTGTACCAGATGGTGTGCTCTTTATGACTGCAACCGTTGATGTGCAGGGCGGTAAATCCCGTCGTTTCGTGGTTCAGGTGACTGGCTACGGTGAGCAGGGTGAGAGATGGCTGGTCGATCGCTACAACATCCGCCAGTCTCTGCGGGCAAACGAGCACGGTGAATGTTACCCCATCGATCCGGCAAGTTACCCGGAAGACTGGGATTTACTTTTGTCTGACGTGTTCGAAAAGTCATGGCCCTTAGCGAGTAACCCTTCAAAACGCATGCGGCTCATGGCGATGGCTGTCGATTCCGGCGGTGAGGATGGTGTCACCGATAACGCCTATAAGTTCTGGCGTAAGTGCCGCCGGGATGGGCTTGGTAAAAAGATTTTCCTCTTCAAGGGCGACAGTGTCCGACGCTCAAAACTAATTACCCGAACATTTCCTGATAACACTGACAGATCAACTCGCCGGGCAAAAGCCGCTGGCGATGTGCCGCTTTACCTTCTTCAGACTGATGCGCTGAAAGATCAGGTGAATAACGCCCTGTGGCGAGAATCACCCGGCCCGAACTATGTGCATTTCCCTAAATGGCTCGGCAGTTGGTTTTACGATGAGCTGACCTATGAGGAACGTTCACCCGATGGAAAATGGAGCAAACCGGGCCGAGGTCCGAATGAAGCTTTCGATCTACTCGTTTATGCCGATGCGCTGGCCATATTGCACGGATACGAAAAGATCAAATGGCCAGATGCGCCTGAATGGGCGAGGCGGACAACGTGGGTTGAAGAAAGCACGCCGGAAACTGGCGAAGCGTCACCCACGTTATCAGCAAAAACGACCCATAGCAGAAAAAAACGGAAGGCAAATAAGCCGGATGTCGAAAACAACCCGTGGACTACATCATCAGGAGGCTGGGTGTGAAACAAACCGATATTGAATCCATTATCCAGCGTTATACCGATGCGGAAATAGCTGTGCTGGATGGAAAGTCTATAACATTCAACGGGCAGCAGATGACGCTGGAGAACCTGTCTGAAATCCGCAAGGGGCGTCAGGAATGGGAGCGTCGTCTTGCTTCCCTGCTGGCTCAGCGTAACGGGCGACCCGGTTATAAGCTCACGAGGTTTCCATGAGCCTGTTAGATGATGCGATTGGTGTCTTTTCCCCTGGTTGGAAAGCTGCGAGGTTACGTTCGAGAGCAATGATACAGGCATATGAAGCTGTTAAGCCTACTCGTACGCATAAGGCCCGCAGGGAAAATCGTTCCGCTAACCAGCTTAGTCAGATGGGAGCTGTTTCACTTCGAGAACAGGCTCGCTGGTTGGACAATAACCACGATCTGGTTATTGGTGTATTCGATAAGCTCGAGGAAAGGGTAGTTGGAGCTAAAGGAATTATTGTAGAGCCACACCCGGTACTAAAAAACGGAAATATCGCAAAAAAACTGGCAGAACAAATCAGAACGAAGTGGGCCGAATGGTCAGTCAGCCCTGAGGTTACGGGACAGTTTACCCGCCCGATGCTTGAGCGGTTGATGCTCAGGAGTTGGCTCAGGGACGGGGAAATTTTCGCTCAGATGGTGAGTGGTTCAGCGCAGGGACTTGATCCAGTGGCTGGTGTACCTTTCTGGCTTGAAGCGCTAGAGGCTGATTTTGTGCCGATGACCAACAATGAGTCACAGCAACTTTGTCAGGGGGTTTATGTCGATAATTGGGGACGCCCGAAAAAGTACCTGGTTTATAAAAGTCTGCCTGTTACCGGCCGTCAATTGGATACGAAAGATATTAATGCCGGTAATATGCTTCATCTCAAATTTACCCGTCGCCTTCATCAAACCAGAGGGACGTCTCTCCTTTCTGGTGTTCTCATGCGCCTCAGTGCGCTGAAAGAATACGAGGATGCGGAGTTAACGGCCGCACGCATAGCCGCCGCCCTGGGGATGTACATAAAAAAAGGGGACGGGCAAAGTTTTACGGATGAGAACAGCAAAGATAATCGTGATGTAATGATTGAACCAGGCATTATCTATGATGATCTCCTTCCCGGTGAAGACATTGGGATGATCAAATCTGACAGACCAAACCCTAACCTTGAAACATTCAGAAATGGGCAATTGCGCGCCGTTGCTGCTGGTGCTCGTCTCAGCTTCTCCAGTACAGCCAGAAACTACGATGGAACGTACAGCGCTCAGCGCCAGGAATTGGTTGAATCAACAGACGGTTATCTGATCCTCCAGGACTGGTTCATCGGAGCAATTACCCGGCCAATGTACCGAAACTGGTTAAAAATGGCGGTGGCTTCTGGCGAAATTCAGCTACCACGTGGGCTGGATATGGCGTCGCTTTACACCGCAGTTTATTCCGGTCCGGTCATGCCGTGGATCGACCCAGTTAAAGAGGCTAATGCCTGGAAAGCGCAAATCCGAGGTGGTGCTGCGACAGAATCTGACTGGGTGCGAGCTAGCGGGCGCAATCCGGATGATGTGAAACGTCGTCGCAAGGCTGAAGTTGATGATAACCGCGAACTTGGACTGGTGTATGACACCGATCCTGCAAACGATAAAGGAGGCACCAGTGCCGAAGTCAAAGAACCGGACGCCCCGTCGTCCGAAAGCCAGCGCAAGAAGTAATTCGTGGTTTCGTATGCAGGCCAGCGCCGACAATCAGGTAGAAATTTATATCTACGACGAGATCGGCTACTGGGGCGTGACCGCCCGGCAGTTTGTTAACGACCTTAAAGCGCTTGGTGATGTGACCCATATTAATCTTCATATCAATTCGCCTGGTGGCGATGTCTTTGACGGCATCGCCATTTTTAATGCTCTTAAACATCATGGCGCGTCAATTACCGTTCATATCGACGGTCTGGCCGCGTCTATGGCCTCGGTCATTGCTATGGTGGGTAATCCGGTCATCATGCCTGAAAACACCATGATGATGATCCATAAACCCTGGGGCTTTGCTGGTGGTGATGCCAACGATATGCGTGACTACGCAGAGCTTCTGGACAAGGTTGAGTCTGTTCTGATCCCTGCTTATGCAGAGAAAACGGGCAAGAGCTCCGATGAAATAGCGGCGATGCTGGAAGATGAAACATGGATGGACGGTAAAGAATGCGTCGCTATGGGTTTTGCCGACCAGGTCACCCCCTCTCTTCAGGCTATGGCCTGTATCCAGTCTAAACGTATTGAGGACTTCGAAAAGATGCCAAAAAATATTCGCAACATGTTAGCGCCGCCGCGAGCTACCACGCAACGCGATCCCCAGCAACCACAAATGCAGCAGCCGGTGGTGAGCCAACCTCCCGTAATTGACGAAAACACCATTCGTGCTCAGGTAATCGCTGAGCAAAAGGATCGCGTTAATGGTATTAACAACCTCTTTGCGATGTTTGGTGGTAAACACGCCGAACTGCAGGCGCAGTGTGTAGCAGATATGGATTGCTCTGTCGATCAGGCTAAAGACAAACTGCTGGCGCTGCTGGGTAAAGATGCTTCACCATCGGCGAAAACCACGCCAGCGCATATTCATGCAGGTAACGGTAATTTTGTCGCCGATGGTATTCGCCAGGCATTGATGGCGCGTGCCGGATTTGAAGGTCAGGAACGTGACAATGTCTACAACGGCATGACCCTGCGTGAATATGCCCGCATGGCCCTGACTGAGCGGGGAATTGGCGTATCCAGCTATAACCCGATGCAGATGGTAGGGTTGGCGCTGACGCACAGCACCTCTGATTTTGGCAATATTCTGCTCGACGTGGCGAATAAGTCGCTTCTGCAGGGGTGGGATGAAGCAGCAGAGACCTTTGATCTGTGGACGAAGAAAGGTCAGTTGTCTGATTTTAAAACTGCTCACCGCGTGGGAATTGGCGGTTTTAACTCCCTGCGTAAGGTTCGCGAAGGGGCTGAATATAAATATGTGACCACGGGCGATAAAGGCGAAACGATCGCACTGGCTACCTATGGGGAAATTTTCTCAATTACCCGCCAGGCGATTATCAACGATGATCTGAACGCATTGACTGACGTCCCGGCGAAAATGGGACGTGCTGCGAAAGCTACCATTGGTGATTTGGTATATGCGATTCTGCTGGATAACCCTAAATTGTCAGACGGCAAACCGCTGTTCCATGCCGATCACAAAAACCTCTCCTCTGGCGCCATTTCTGTTTCGAGCATTGATGATGCCCGCAAACTGATGCGCCTGCAGAAAGAGGGCGACCGCACTCTGAATATTCGTCCGGCTTATATGCTGGTGCCGGTGGGTCTCGAAACGCTGGCCAATCAGACGATTAAATCGGCAAGCGTTAAGGGTGCAGATATCAACTCCGGGATTAACAACCCTATTCAGAACTTTGCGGAAGTTATTTCTGAACCGCGACTGGACCACAAGGATCCTAACGCCTGGTATCTGGCTGCGGCTAAAGGCACCGATACCATCGAAGTGGCATATCTGAACGGTGTTGATACGCCTTACATTGACCAGCAGGAAGGTTTCAATACCGACGGGATCGCCACGAAGGTGCGTATCGATGCGGGTGTTGCGCCGTTAGACTTCCGCGGCCTGGTGAAATCCAGCGGCCAGTAATCATTACAGTTCTGAAAACGACGCCCGGAAGGGCTTTTTTTATACCTGAAATCAGCCCTGCGGGGCTGACAGGAGACGTTATGGCTAAAAATTATGTGCAAGACGGCAAAACCATCCCCGTGAAAAATTCTGGTACCGAGGAAATTCTCAGCGGTACACCTGTTTCTTTAGGCGGAATGATTGCGGTTGCAATTACCGATATTCAGCCGGGTGATGTAGGCGACGGATTCGCTGAAGGTGTCTTTCTTTTACCTAAGCTGCCAGCTGATGCCGTGACCGCCGGGGAAAAGGTATATCTCAAAGCTGGAAATGTTCAGCTGGATGACACCGATGCGGTGTTAGCCGGGACTGCCTGGGAGGATGCTGCGGCAGGCGTTACCGTCCTGGAAGTCAAAATCAATGGCTAATGCCTTTGACAATATGGCTGGCAGAATGGATGAACTGACGGCGAAAAGGCTGGGCAGAACGGTGACTATTAATGGCGATGAGCATATTGCTGTTGAAAGTCACCTGCTGCCTGAGCTGGGGCCGGTCGCGGGGGATGGGATTAACCTGGTTATCTTCAGCGCTGGCTATCAGTCGGCGCGGGGAGATGAGGTTATTTATAAAAGCCAGGTTTACACCGTTACCCGATGGCTCCTCTTTAATGGTAAGCCGCAAATCTGGATTGAGGAGGTCACAGGTGACGATTAAAGGGCTGGAAGAGCTCAGGCAGAACCTGAGCAATATCAGTAAAAATGCCATTCCTCGGGCGACATCCCAGTCCATTAACCGGGTAGCTGGAAGGGCAATCAGCCGCAGCTCTACGCGAGTGGCGAAAGAGACTAAGGTTAAGCGAAAACTGGTCATGCAGCGCGCCAAACTTAAACGGGCAAGCCCTAAAAAACCAATGGCTACCATCCGGGTAAATCGCGGCAACCTCCCGGCGATAAAGCTGGGGCCAGTACGAGTTCAACTTTCACGACGAAAGCGCGACAACGGTAGTTCTGGAAGCGTTCTGAAGATTGGGAATTTCAGCTTCCCTGGTGCTTTTGTGCAACAGCTTAATAATGGTCGCTGGCATGTTCTTCGGCGAACCAGTAAATCTCGTTACCCGGTAGAAGTGGTGAAAGTACCTCTGGCCACCCCCCTGACTGCTGCATTCAAAGAAGAACTTCCCAAACTGATGGCATCTGATATGCCAAAAGAAATGATGGCTGCGATCAAAAATCAGATAAGGCTGGTGACAAAATGATTCACCCGCAAGTACGAAAAGCTGTTCTGGATAAACTGAAGTCAATCAACTCCGGAAAAATATTCTGGTATGACGGTCGGCCAGCTTTCCTGGCTCCAGAAGAGTTACCCGCGGTCGCTGTATATCTTACTGATGCAAAGGCGACGGTCGGCAGTATTGATGAGGAAGAGTGGGAGGCTGTCCTTCACATTGAAGTATTCCTTAAAGCAACGGCTACCGATAGCGAGCTGGATAAATGGATGGAAACCCGCATCTATCCGGCCATGGCTGACGTTCCTGAGCTTGCCAGTATCGTTGAAACCATCAGCGTTGCCGGGTACGACTACCAACGTGACGATGAAGCCACTACATGGGGCTCCGCCGATCTCCAATATTCCCTGACTTATATTATGTGAGGACTATATGCCAACTCCAACACCTACCACGCCGACGAAAGGTGCCGGGACAACTTTTTGGATTTATACCGGAACTGGTGATCCCTACGATGATCCGTTAAGTGATGTCGGCTGGACACGAACGGCAAAGGTTAAGGAATTAACACCTGGGGAACTGACTGCAGAGTCCTATGATGATTCCTATATTGATGATGATGCGCCTGACTGGGATGCAACAGCTCAGGGTGTTAAGTCAGCCGGTCAAACCAGCGTAACACTTGCCTGGAAACCTGGTGAATCTGGCCAGAAGGATCTGGTTGACTGGTTTATGAGTGGTGATGAAAAATCTTACAAAATTAAATATCCAAATGGGGCAGTTGATGTTTTCACCGGCTGGGTAAATAGTTTGGGTAAGACTATTTCACGAAACGAAGTTATTACCCGTAGTGCACAAATCACCAATAAAGGTAAACCTTCTCTGGCTGAAGATAACGCTTCAACTAACCCTTAATATATTTGTCAGCGGTGCTAAGGCACCGCGAAAGGTAATGAAATGACTTATCTTAATAAAGACACATTAAATCCCGATGGTGAGAATATTTTACTGTTTGAGTTATCGGCTTACAGTAGAATGCAATATATTGAATTTATGGTTGAAGAGCGGAAGTCATTACCATCAGAGGAAAGCACACCTGAAGAAAACTTTAAATTGGCCACCTTGTTGACTATGCGTGATCAGGCCATGCTCGTTGCATTATCCTTGAGCGAGGCGGATGAAGAGCAACGTGAAGGGAAAGATATTTTCCCTGAAATTATACGAAAATATCCACCAGGGTTATTGGGCAGCGCTGCATTACTTGTGCGTATGCTTTCAGGGATGATCCCACCAGTTAATAATGACCCTGAGAAAACTGAAGAAGAGGAAGAGCCAGATTTGGAAAAGTCCTGACCCGCTCACGTCGCTTTGCTATGCGATTAGCCAGGGAGTTTGGACGGCCAGACTGGCGCGCAATGCTTTCGGAAATGTCTTCCTCTGAATGGTTCGAATGGATTGAGTATTACCAGGATAATTGTTTTAGCGACGACCTCCTGGACTCTCATTTTGCCAATCTTAGTTATCTTGCTGTCAGTCTCTTCACCGATCCGGATAAACACGGAATTACCTCCCTTGATTTTAGTTTGTTATCAAAACGTGAGGGAGAAAGTGAGTTGGATTCAGATGAGCACCTTATGTCGATAGCCGAAAGCATTCCTGGAGGAGTTCGCTATGTCCCAGCCAGTGGGTGATCTGGTCGTTAAAATTGACGGCGATAGCGCAAAATTTGATGAGGAAGTTGCTCATCTGAATAAGCAGCTGAGCGGGTTAGGTAGAGCCGCGAACGACAGTACAGCCCAGGTCACCGCAGCTTTCACGCGGCAGGAGCGTGCTGCAAAACGTGCCGGTATTTCAATCGGCCAATACAATAATGCAATGCGCATGTTGCCTGCGCAGCTTACTGATGTCGCAACTCAGTTAGCTGGTGGGCAGAGCCCATGGCTAATTTTGCTCCAGCAAGGCGGTCAGGTTAAAGACTCATTTGGTGGCCTGATCCCAACATTTCGAGGATTACTTGGAGCTGTAAGTCCGTTGGCCGTTGGGGTTGCAGCTTTGACCGCCGCAGGTGCCGGAATTGGATATATCTTCTATCAGGGAACGTCAACCCTTTCCGATTTTAGTAAGACGTTGACGCTATCAGGTAACACGGCTGGTCTGACTACCGACAGAATGCTGGCACTGGCAAAATCGGGACAGCAAGCAGGACTCACCTTTGATCAAACCACTGATTCTCTGACTGCATTAATTAATTCTGGCGTGGGGGCGGGTGCGCGTTTTGATGAACTAAGCCAGTCAGTTGCAAAATTTTCTACGGCATCTGGTATCCCCATTGAAAAGGTTGCGGAAGCGTTCGGGAAACTGACCAATGACCCGACGTCCGGCCTGATTGCGATGGCGCAACAATTTCATAATGTGACAGCCGAGCAGATTGATTACGTTGCTCAGTTACAACGTTCAGGAGATGAAGCCGCCGCACTTCAGGCGGCTAATGATGCGGCGACGAAGGGATTTAACACCCAGACTCAGAGCCTGATCGATAACATGGGGACGATTGAGCGGTCTGCTGATTCGTTGAAACGCGCGTTTAAATCCATGTGGGATGCTGCTTTGGATTTGGGGCGGCCTGACACCGCAGGGGAGATGGTAAGCAAGGCGCAATCAGCTTTTAAGCAGGCTGATGACATCTGGAATCTCAGGAAAAATGATCGTTATGTAAACGATGAAGCCAGAGCCCGTTTCTGGAATGACAGGGAGTCGGCCCGACTGGCTCTTGATATGGCGCAGCAGCAAGCAGGTATTGCCAAAGCCAGCGCAGCAGCGGCCGAAAAGGAAGCGGAGGCAGAATCTGAAAAACAGAAATATGCCGCTCAAGCACAAGCCAATTATGCTAAATCGCAGACTGCGCTTGAAAAGTATACCGCCAGGCAGAATGAATTAAATAAAGCTCTGAAAGAAGGGCATATCCTACAGGCTGATTACGCCATCAATATGGCCGCAGCCAAGAAAGAATATGAGGCCACCTTAAAAAAAACGCCGAAACCAAAAGGCGTTAAAGTTTCTGCTGGTGATCGTTCTTCTGATCAGACTGATGCCGAAACCCTGCAGTTGATGACGCAGTTAAAGTTGCTGCAACAGCATACGGGGCTTAACGATACCATCAGTCAGCAACGTAAAAATTTGTGGTCTTTACAGTCAAAATTCGCGGTTATAGAAGAGGCGTCGAAAACACGCGCGCTGAGTAAAGATGAACAATCTTTACTCGCCAGCAAGGATAAGGTTCTGGCGCAGGCTGAGGTTAATGCGAAACTTGGCGATCAGATCGTTGCTCAGGAACGTCTGAATAAGCTTCAGGATAACTCGTTAAAATATGTTACTCAGATGCAGGAAAAGACTGCTGCACTGACAGATAGTGCTGGGTTAAGTGACAAGGACGCACAACGTAATAGCGAGAGAGCGCAATTAAGGCAGGGATGGAAAAATCAGGGTGGAAGCCTGGAAGATGAAGGGTATCAGAAAGAGCTTTCCGCACTTGAGGGTTATTACGCTGCACAGGATGAAATGCGTAATAACTGGTTGGCCGGCGTTCAGTCGTCATGGGAAAACTATGCTGACATGGCCACCAATTACAATCAGATCGCTGCGGATACAACCAATACTGCGCTCGGAGGAGTAACAAGCAATCTCCAGCAGGGGTTATATGATCTTGCAACTCAGTCTGAAGATGCTGGCGATGCCCTGAGTAACATGGTTGAAGGTTTTGGTAAAACAGTCATCCAGACCCTGGCACAGCTTGCTGCACAATGGCTGGTATATCAGGGGGTGCAGTTGCTTGTGGGGAAAACTACACAAGCCTCTGCTATTGCTCCTATGGTAGCGAATGCGCAGGCCACCTCCCTGCAGGCCCAACTGGCAGCATATGCTTCTACTGCCGCCATACCAATTGTTGGTCCTGCTCTGGCTCCTGCTGCTTTGGCTGCAGCGGCTGGCGTCACAGCCCCTCTTGTTGCTGCAATTTCTGCATCCGCCCTTGCTGGCATGGCGCACGACGGCATTGATAAAATTCCGGAAACGGGCACTTGGCTGCTGAAAAAAGGGGAGCGGGTTACGACGGCAGGAACATCGGCAAAACTAGATTCCACACTGGAGCAGGTGCGGAAACAGCGCTCCCTTGCCGGAAACCCGTTGCATGTTGAGTTCAATAACACTTACACCGGGAAACCGGACGATGCAACGATCCAAATGTGGGATCAGCGGCAGCGTGCATCTGAAAAAAGGCTTAAGCAATATTTTACTTCCCAAGTTATTAATCCAACTGAGAATTATGGTCGCTCACTTAAATCAGTTTATCCGGGGAGGCGTAAGAAATAATGACCGATATTTATTATCCTCATGATTGTATACCCGGACCAACGTACGATAATTATGGATTTGAACCGACTGATCCTATGATTCGAACCGATAGGGTGGGGGGGCTTGCCAGGCAGCGTAGAAAATATACATCAGTGCCGACTGATAATACGGTTGTCTGGCAGTTTAAAACTGACGCGCAAGCACAGGCATTTGAAGCATGGTACAGGGATGTATTAACTGATGGTGTTGCATGGTTTTACATGAAATGCAAAACCCCTGTTGGCCTTAAATTTTTTAAATGTCGATTTGTGGGTATTTATAAGGGTCCTGCCTTTATTAAACCCGGTCTTTGGCGTTATTCAGCAACTGTTGAGTTAAGAGAGCGTCCACTCGCTCCAGTTGGCTGGGGGAAATATCCGGAGTGGATTGTCGGGAGCTCGCTACTTGATATCGCGCTGAACAAGGAGTGGCCTAAACATGACAGCGATTAACCGCCTTTATGCGTCCTCCGGGTCGGAGGTCATCATTGGTACGTTGCAGATCGATATTGGCGGCCAGACGCATTATTTGTGTGAGGGGTATGAGGACATTACGGCGGTTACCGAGGGGGGCGAAACCGTAACGTTTATTGCCTGTGCCATTGTCCTTTCCCTTCCTGCCAGAAACGAAGACGGGACGCAGGACCTGAAGTTTATGCTGTGCAACGTCGACGGCGTTGTATCCACCGCTATACGCAAGGCCATTGATGCCATGTCCACTGCCAGCATCACGTTCA